GAATCCGAAAGTCCGCAACAACGAAGTCAAGCTCGACCTCCAGCTTATCGAAGCCGATCAAGTTACCAATTCTCAAAGCGTCATGCTCGAAGATGAGGAAACGCAGGTCGACGGTATCAAGCTCGACCGGTTCGGCAATCCCGTAAGCTATCACGTCCTGCTGCATCATCCCGGCGGAAACTACGCGACGAACAACGTGATCGACAAGGCGAAAGATTATCCCGCCGAAAACGTGATCCACTATTTCCGCATTGACCGCCCCGGTCAGCATCGCGGCATCCCTGAAATTACATCGGCGTTGCCGCTGTTTGCCCAGCTTCGCCGATTTACCCTTGCCGTCATTACCGCTGCGGAATCCGCCGCCGATTTCGCCGGTATCATTTATACCGATTCGCCCGCCGGTGGAGAATCCGAAGACCTCGCCGCCCTCGATCCGATCCAGCTTGAACGGAACATGCTCCTTACCATGCCAGGCGGCTGGAAGATGGGGCAGCTTGATTCCAAACAGCCGTGCAGCACCTATGGCGAATTCAAGAATCAGATTCTCAACGAGATTTCGCGATGCCTCAATATGCCGTTCAATATCGCGTCCGGCAATTCCAGCGGGTACAATTACGCATCCGGGCGGCTCGATCATCAAACGTACTACAAGAGTATCCGCGTCGAGCAGAAAAACATCGTCACGCGAATCCTCGATCCCATTTTCCGCCGCTGGTACCGCGAATATGCGATGTCAACCGGCAAGAGCGTTACCGCTATCCCCGACCACACGTGGTTCTGGGATGGCTTTGAACACGTCGACCCGTCGAAGGAAGCGAATGCGACCGCAATCCGGCTTCAAAACAATGTTACGACCTACGCGATCGAATACGCGAAGCAGGGACGCGACTGGGAAGATGAAATGCGCCAAAGAGCAAAAGAAAAGAGGCTCATGAAAGAACTTGGTCTTACCGACGCTGATTTGCGCCGCCATGATGCCTCAAACAACGAGGAGAACGAAGAATGAGTACGCTTCAATCCGAAGAAGTCCACACGCTTACTCTTACCGCCGCCGCACAGGTCGACGGGAAAGAAACGAAGCGTCCGCGCGTCTCCGGCTGCGCATATTCCGGCAAGGCAATGCGCGTCGGATGGTGGGAATATCCCGTAATCGTCGCCGTCGACGGCATCGAATTTGCGGAGCAGATTCCCCTGCTGATGAATCATGACAACTCCACCGACGCCCGCATCGGCATCATCAATGCGTCCGTCGAGGAAAACCAGCTCATGATCTCCGGCGAAATCTTTTCCGAAACCGAAGAAGCCCGGAACGTGGTCGAGCAGATGAAAGCCGGTGCCGACTGGCAGATGTCCATCGGCGCGGATGTCAAGGAATGGAAACGTGTCGAGGCGGATCAGAAAGAAACCGTCAACGGCATCGAGTGTTCCGGCCCGCTTATCGTCGTCCTGAAATCCACACTCCGCGAGGTAAGTGTGGTCGCTGTCGGCGCGGATGCGTCGACGAATATGAAAATCGAGGCAAAGTTGAATTTAACTTCAAACAGAGGAGAAAACCCCATGCCTGATGAAAAAAAGCCCGCCGAGGCAATCGGCACCAACAATCCCGCTCCGGCTCCCGTTGAAGCGAGCATCACGCAGACCGACGTTACCGCCGCTGCTCTGTCCGCCGTCAAAGCCGAACGCGAACGCGTTGCACAGATCAAGGAAATCTGCGCCGGTGAATTCCCCGAAATCGAAGCGAAAGCCATTGCGGACGGCATCGGCATTGATGAGGTTCGCACACAGGTTCTTGCCGCGTTCCGCAAGAAAGAACCGCAGGCTGCTCCGAACATCGCCATCCACAGCAATGCCACCGATGCGAAAACCATCGAGGCGGCTCTTGCCCTCCGCGCCGGTGTCGGCGAGGCGATCATGCTGAAAGCCTACGGCGAACAGGTCGTGGAAGCTGCCGCGAAGAACTGCGACATCTCCCTCAAGGAAACCATGATCGAATGCCTCAAGATCGAAGGCAAAGATCCCGGTCGCACCTTCGGCAACGATACCATCGAAGCCGCATTCAGCTCCGTGTCGCTTCCCGGCATCCTGAACAACGTCGCCAACAAGAAGCTCCTTCAGGCGTTCACCGCCCAGCCGATCATCGCCACCCGCCTTTGCAGCACCGGCGATCTGAACGACTTCAAGGAATCCGAACGCTACCGTCTCACCGACGTGGGCGATCTCAAGCAGGTCGCGCAGGACGGCGAAATTCAGGACGGCGGTCTGACCGAGGAAAAGGCGGTCAACAAGCTCGAAACCTACGCGAAGAAATTCTGCCTCACGCGCCAGATGATTATCAACGATGATCTCGGCGCGTTCATGCGAATTCCGACCGCGATGGGCAATCGTGCCGCCCGCCTCATCGACCAGCTGTTCTTTAAGCGTCTGCTCGCGAATCCCACGCAGTCCGACGGCAATGCCCTGTTCCACTCCGCTCATGGCAACCTGCTCACCGGCGCGGATTCCGCGTTCGGCGTGGATTCCCTGCAGGAAGCCATCGGCAAGTTCCTCGATCAGGTCGATGCCGACGGCCAGCCGATCAGCGTTGAGCCGCGTTTCCTGCTCGTTCCGACCGCCCTCAAGTTCAAGGCTCTGGAACTCACCAAAGGTACGCAGTTCGTCATCGCCGGTGATACCAACACCGTCCGTCCGGCCCTGAACGCCATCGCGGATGAAAATCTGCAGGTCGTTTCCAGCCCGTACCTCGCGAACTCCGCCTACTCCGGTTACAGTACCACCGCGTGGTATCTGTTCGGCGATCCCTCGCAGGTCGATACCTTTGAAATCGGCTACCTCAACGGCAAGCGCACGCCCACCATCGAGCGCGGCGAAACCGATTTCAACACCCTCGGCATGTGGTTCCGGGTCTATTTCGATCTCGGCATCCGTGAACAGGGACATCGCGGTATCGTCAAGGCCAACGGCGCAGCCTGATCCAACAATCCACACCCACACAAATAGGAGATTCCCACTATGAATTTCAAGTTTGTTGCTCCCGGTGAATCCATCGACTACACTCCGACCAGCGCGGTCGCTGCCGGTGATGTCGTGATTCAGGGCACTCTTGTCGGTGTCGCAAAAACCGATATTCCGGCGAACCAGCTCGGCGCGCTCGCCGTTTCCGGTCTTTTCGACGTGAAGAAACACACGGTTGCCATTGACGCTGGCGCAAAGGTCTACTGGAATACCACCAGTTCCTACGCGACGAACGTCGCTTCCGGCAATACCCTCATCGGTCTTGCCGCCGAAGCCGTCGCCAGCGGTGCCGCGACCGTCAAGGTTCTCCTGAACAAGTGATGACCTCTTTCTCCTGAAAAGGTTGTTTTGCGTTATGGATATGCTACGTTCCGCAAGCGCATGGCTGGCACAAGCCCGCGTCGACAAGCTCTCCGAAACTGTCATGCTCCAGCATTTCAGCGACGGGGAGAAGTCCGGCGCGCCGGTTGAGCTTCATGCTACTCGCGGGCGTAGCCTATTCCGTGCGGATGACAAGTACGGCGTTACAATCCGTGTTCAATCCGTCGATTTCATCGTTCCGGCTTCCGAGCTTGGAAATCAATTCCCTGAAAAGGGCGACGAAATCTACGCCGACGGGCGCGTGTTCGAGGTTCTTGCCCCGAACGATGAACCCGTCTGGCGATGGAACGGTAACTTTGGCAACGCCGTCCGAATCCACACGAAGGATATGGGCGAACCGGAAGCGGAGGTAAGCGATGGCAACAACGGTTGACATGAGTTCCATCCTTACCGCGATTGCGGCTGATACTGCGCTTACGTCGTGGAATCCCGTTGTCTGTACGCTCCCGGAATACGAGCTGAAAGAAACGAAAACGGCAAAATGTTGTGTCGCTCCCGCCGGTATTCGGTACCGGAACCAGACGCGCGATGCCGTCAAAAGAATCTTCATCGTTGAACTCGGTTTCCTGAAACGCGGCAAAGTCCTTGACGTGAAAGCTCTTGTCGGCGAGATCGAAACTATCGCGATCCACATCATGAAGCAGACGTATTCCGGCGCGCGCGTTGTCGCCGTCGAAAACGAACCGCTGTACGATGATGAACAACTGCGGACGAAAAGCCTTTTTCAAAGCGTTCTGTCCGTCCAGCTGCAGGAGCTGTAACGATGCTGAATCTCGCTTACAACATGAAGATCGACGATAAGGCGATCAAACGCGCGGTCGATAAAGCCGCGCCGGAAACGCTTTCGCAAGCCGGTCGGTACGTCATGGGCATCGTCCGTGCATCCCTGCATCAGCGCAGAGACCCGAACAAAAGCAGCGTTCCCGGCAAGCAGCCGTTCTCTCATGCGAGCGCGTTCAATCGCGGCTTCAAACGAACCGTCGTTTACGCCCTTGAAGAAGATCGTCGCGCTGTCCTCGTCGGCCCGCAGCTCGTTCGCGTCGGAATGTCCGAAATCGCGAAATCTCACGAATTCGGCGGCTCCCGAAGCGTCAAGCACACTTGGCATGAGGAGCTGAAATCAAAGGACATCAAAGCCGGTGTCGTTGCCCCGGTTACGTCAAAGTACGTTTCTCGCCGCCGCGACCCGATTGTCCATGCCGACCCGGATTCCGATCCACAGACCGGTCGCCCGATCTTCTGGATTCGTCTGCGCACAAAATCGCAGGTTGAGCATTCCGTTCGCCTTGTGCGTCGAATGCGGCTCGCGCATACCGTTACCCGGCGCGACAATTATCCGCCGCGCCCGTTCATGCGGCCCGGGCTTGCATACGCAACACCGAAACTTTCCTCTTTCTGGAGAAACGCGGTTAAACCGTAAACAAATAGGAGACTTGATTATGTCTATCGTTCTGGGGCTTGATGCCAAACTGTTTCGCGGTGCTGCCGGTGCTACTGCCAACACCGAAATGAAAAACGTCAAAGACGTGACCCTCAACATCGAATCCGGCGAAGCGGATGTTACCACCCGCAAGGCGCAGGGTTGGAAGATGTCGGTCGCGACGCTGAAATCCGGCTCGGTCGAGTTCACCATGAACTACGATACTGCCGATGCCGATTTCCTCGCCCTGCAGTCTGCGTTTTTCAGCAATACGCCGCTCGCGTTCTTCATTTCCGATGGTCACGGAAACGGGCTGGACGCGGACTTCACCATCCTCAACTTCAACCATTCGCAGCCGCTGGAAGAAGCGATTACGGTGTCCGTCACGATCAAGCCGACGGATTCCAGTCGCGC